ATTAACCATTGTCTAAATGTTTGTACTTTTGGCTCTTTAGGTGCTTGTAACCCTGGTGGCAATTCTGGATCTGGAAATTCCTCTTTTAGTATATTTTTAAATTTTTTTATGTCTTTTCTTTGTTTTGCTATTTCTTTTTTAAGTTTAGTTTTTTGTTGTTTAAATTCTGCTGTATCTGGCAGATCATCTATCATTTCTTGAAAAAATGCTAACTTACTTTCAGCTACTTCAATTTTACTTTCAAGATCTGGTTTTTTTAATTCAACCTTTGGATCATCTACAATATCTATAGGTTTGTCTTTAGATGCTTGATCTAAAGCTGTTTTTACATTTTCTTGATGTTGTCTTTGACCATCTACTGTATTAGCATATGGATTTTGTTCTTGTTCTAATATTGTTTGATTTACTTCGTATTGTGCGTTTTTAATTTGTGGTTTTGCTTTTATATTGTCTGGTAATTCATCTATAACTGCTACTAAATCTTCTGGTCTAAACTTTGCAAACACTTCATTAAGAGGTAAATCAAAATCAGTATTTTTTATAAGTTGATTTAGTTTTTTACCTATAAATCTTTGTGGAAATAATTTTTGTTGTATTAAATCATTAGTAGACATAAAACCTTTGGCTGTGCTTTTTGTTATAGCACCAGCACCTCTAAAACCTAAATATGCTACAGGTCCTAATACTGCTCCACCAACAGTTGCTGCAAAAACATTTTTTAACGCTTGTTTTGTTCCATAAGATAAACCTAAATCTTTTCTATAAGATTGCACTCCAGATTCAATTAATGATGATCTTCCAAACTCTAACATACCCTCAAACACACCTGTTTTTAAAGTTGCCATTGCAATATTTTTAGGCATTGAGTAAGCCATACTTAATGGCAAAGTTTGTAATGTTATAGGATCAGTCATGTATGTCCAAAAACCAGCACCGAAACTTGATCCATATTTTTGCATAAATGTTCTAGAAGATTTTTGCATTTCCCCTATAAGAAATTCATTTGTAAGAGCTTTTGCTGCTCTATCTTCTTTAAACTGATTATATGTTTTAAATTCTACATCTGGATTAGCTTCTTGTAGTTTTTGTACTTCATTGTTCCACCAATCTGTATGATCTTTATAATTACCTACAAAAGTTCTACCACCACCTTTTTTTGATTGACTTTGATATAAATAATAAAAAAAATCATTGCCATCTGCAAGTTGTGGTATTTGGTCAATAAGAGGGTTTGGTAAATCTACACCAAATTTTTCTTTTATTTCTCTGTTAGCTAAATCATAATCGTCTAATGCATTGTAATATTTTGCTGATGAATACCCAAATTCGTAACCATGTTCTAGTTGTTTGCTATACAACTCGTATGTTGTTGTAGGTGCTAATGTAGGTCTTGCAAAATTACTTTCTATTCTTTTAGTTTCTAATGCATTTGTGTCATCGTAAAATTTCATTGTATGTATTCAATTATGCTTTCAAGATCAAAAATAAATGGTTTATTAGATCCAGGATACATTAAATATTCTGGCTCACGACTATTTTCTGTTGGATCAAAAAGTGATAACATATACAATCCAGGGCCTACTTGATCCCAAAAGTAAGGTGTATACCTACCAGACATTATTATTCCACCCTCACCAGTATCACCACCAAAAACTTGTTTTGCTGATAAATTTACTTCTGATCTTTCATCAACATCTACAAAAGGTGTTGTTGTTGGCAAACCAATAGTTATTTCTTCTCCAGGATACATAATACTAGCTCCACTTTCACCAGCTAAAATAAGTAAATCATCACCACCTGGACTATCTGCTATTTGATCTAATATTATATTTTTAAAATCTTTATCAGATAAATCTTTAGTATTGAAAGTTGTAGGTAGTATAATGACTTTATCATTCCATCTAATAGTACCACCACTAACTTTTTCTTCACCAGAATATCTTGCACCAACAGATTGCTGTATAATTTTAATTATTGCATCTTCGTTTTGTTGTACAACATTTGATGCTGATAAAGAACTATTATACCAACCTTGTTCGTATCCAACAGATGCTATTGCATAATTTATAGCATCTAGTTTTGACGATAGTGTTTTTGGGTTATCTGCCATACTATCGCCTAATTCTGTAAAAACTATAGATCTAAAATCTTTATTAGATGTAAAATTAGGAATCATTTGTTGATCATCAAGCATGTAACCTTTTGCTAAATGAACAGCAAAATTTTCATTACCTAATTGCATTTGTCCTCCTATTTCAGCTAATAAAGGTGCTTCATTAGAAAGTTGTCTAAACACATCAAGAGCATGATCATCGTATGTGTTTACAATTAAATCTGCTATAGCAATAATATCATTAGGACCATCTGCATTATTAAGTGTATCACTCAATACAGCTACTGTTTCTTTTGTTAAAAACTGTGGTGTAGATAAACCAAAGTGTTCAGCAACTTGTAATCCTTGTTTTATGTTAGCATCAACTTGTTGAAAAAATTTATTTGCTTCTTCTTCGTTTGATAAATCTGCACCAAAATCTACTCTTACAATATCGTCAATAACACCATATTTACTTGCAATAGATATAGCATCATCATCTATATTATTTGTAATATCATTGTTTATAGATTTAAAAATTTTTAATCTTAATGCATCAAATTTAGATAGTGGCTCTCCCTCATCATATCTATTGTTATAACTTTCTTCTAATTCTTGTATTGCAATTTTTCCTTGTGTTTGATTTAATGTTTTAAAATCATCAACAATATCTACTAAACTTATAAGAGCTTCTAGGTTTGCAACTAATTCTGGATCGTATACATCGTCTGTGCCAGGTATTTTTAAATTTTTAGCTTGTTCTAAAGCAGCGTTAAGTTCTGGTAAATTAGCCCTTGTAATGTCTGTCAATAAAGTTTTTTGTTCTTTAAAATAAGAATCTAAATTACTAGCTGTTGCTTTTATTGTAGCTAAATCTGCGTTTTGTAAAACTTTAATTTTATTATTTGCTATTTTTTCAAAATTTACAATTTGATCTGTTGTTAATAAATTTTTTATACTATCTGGATCTTCATCTAATAAATTTATAAATGCTTGTGGATCATCATTAACCATTTTTTCATATAATGATAATCCGTACAAATTTCTAACTCTAGTTGATTCGTTTTCATAGCTTAAAAATAATTGGCTATCTAAACCTTGTTTAACAATTCCGTCTGCTGAAAACAAAGAATCTAATGCTATTTTTTTTTCGTGTTCATTTCCATATACAGCTTTAAATATTGTATTATCAATTTCTGTATTGTAATCAGATATACCTACATCAATAATATTTTTTCTAATATTACCTTGTATTTTGTATTTATCATTTTCTAAAATTTTTAAAAACTCGTTATCAAATAATATTTTTGTTGCATCGTCAGAAAATGTGTAAGAATTTTTTTTGTTATTAAGTAGTTCTATAAATGAATCAACATCTTCTAAATTTGATGATGTCATCATTGAAGCCATAGTGTCAGCACTAAATTGTTGTAAATCACTTGTTGCAGTTAATACTTCGTTTTTTTGTTTTATTCGTAATGCAGCAATGTCAAATTTATTTTTTAAATCTTCTTCTATTTCAAAAACTGTTGTTTTATAATTTTCTTCTGCTTTAAATGTTTGTAAATCTAAAGCTGCGTCTTGTTTATATTTTGCAATTTCAAATGATGCTGCTTGTTTTGCTTTGTTTGCTTCATATTGATTTTTTGCTTTTTGATCTGCAACAGCAGATTTTAATAAAGTTTTACCTAAATTTTCTACTGATTTACCAACAAGAGTAGATGTTTTTGCTATGTTCGGTGCTTGTATTACAGATTTAGATATTTTTGTTGATATACTTTTATTTTCAAATGTTGGAATTTTTACCATTAGTAATTACCTGGATATTTGTTTGCATATGCTAAATTATTGTCATTTTGCATAGTTATTATTTGTTTGTTCATATTATTAATTTTATCAATAATATTTTTTTGTCCACTATTGTAACTATCTATTAATACTTTTTGATTTTTGATTTGGTTTTTAATAAGCTGATTTTGTTGTGCTGCTTGTGTTTTTAAAATATTATTTGTTGCATATGCACCTACCATTGTACCAGCAGCATTTATAAATGACGCTGCTCTTTGTTGTCTTGCCTGGTACATAGCCATTTCACCACGCAATCTTTCATTAAATGCTTGTTGCAAATAATCATAACTTGTTACATTTGCATCATACTCTATGTTAAGTTTTTGTAATTCAAATTCAGATAAATTTTCTTCCATTAAAGATATAGGAGTACCCTCTGTTAATCTAACACCAGCTGCAACCAAGGCAACATCAGTAGCTGCTTCTGCTTTTTCAAATTGTTTTGTTGCAATTTTTAAATTGTTTTCACCAATATCTAAAGCTGTTTGTGATTTGTCCTCTAAAAGTTGTGCATTTTTTTCTGCAACATTTTGCGTAAATCTACCAGCGGCCATTGCTGATTGACCAGCAAGTAAACTTCCACCAGCACTTATACCAGCTGCAATTAAAGTTGGAGCCATTATTTTACCCTCGCATATCTAATATAATCTTCATTGTTTTGATATTTAACCATCAAACCCTCTTCTTCCATACCAAGCCATTTAGCAAACTTATGACCTAAATCGAAATCTTTTTTTACTGCTGTTTGTAATCTTACCACTTTGTAATTTTTTAATAATACTTCCATGCCTTTTTTTATTGTTCTTGCAGCACTTATTTTGTTATTCCAAACATGGCTTGATGCCATTACCCATCCCTCATAAACATTATCCCAAATAGGTATAATACCACCACTACAAATAAATTTATCATCTTTTACAGCTGTAAAAGACATATCTTCTACTTCTAAGTTATTTAACAAATCTAAATAATTTTTATCTACTTGTGTATGTTTGTCATTCATAACAGAATAAGCCATAACTTGTGCATGAGTAGATCTAAATTGTATTAAGTTCATTAACCCTCATTTATCGTTATTCTAGGATAAGCTGATAACAATGATAATGGAAGTGGTTGTGTTTGTCTTACAACAACAAAACCATCAGTATTAAAATCATCAGAAAATTCTATTTGTTTGTCACCTGTAAACAAAGGCACAGGACTATCCATAGATGCAGCACTAGATCTAAAAGGTATTCTTTCCATATTGTTTACATCTGGTCCAACTTCTGCACCCACAGTTTCATGTAATCGTAATGTTACTTCGTGTATTCTTTTATCTTTAGTTTGTGATGTACCCTCTGCTCTCGATTCTACTCTCATAGTTTGTAATAATGAGGTGTAACCCAAACCTATGTGTACTTTTGTAGATGATCTTTCAAGTGTTATAGATCCACCAGAAACTGTTTTGTTAGGATGTGTTGATCCATCAGCTAATATAGAAACAGATTGGCCCTCTAAATGATCTAATCCACTTATAACTGTAGCAGCACTGCCACTATAGGTAAGGCCACTATCAACAAAAAATGCATCTTTTTGATCTGTACCATAATCAAACAATGTAAGATGCTCAACATATCTTCTTGTTGCTCCGTTAATTGTTCTTTTTACAATAATAAAAAATTCATCCTCATTTAGATCTGTAGGCACTGATGCAACACTTTCAACAACAGCATTACCACTACTAAAACTACCACCCATAATATGTCTGTGCCATCCAGTAACTGATTCTGCTCTTGCATATGTAAAACCAAGTAAAGTACCATCATTTCTTACACACCACAAAATACTATCTGGCTCTTGTTGGTACGCCATTTCATTAATACCACCCTCAGTAATGTGTTCTGCAAGTAATGTTAGATCCGTTGCTTGATATTGGTCTATATTTAGATTGTATGTAAGCTCTCTTATTTTTCTTTTTGCTCTTTGCAAAAACATTGTAACATTTTCGATTTGAACAGCGTCTACATTTGCAGATCCATAACTTGATTGTCTTTGTATTTGTATATTTGTAGGTGTTATAGGTGATGTTGTGCCAGATGCACTTACAACAAACTCACCACCTACTGTGCCAACAAGCAATGATCTTTGTGCAGATAAATATCTTATTGCATTTACTTTGTTACTTGCAATAGAATATATCATTGCATCACTTGCATTTGATCCTGTTGTAAAATTTTCTAATTCTGCACTTTTACTAAAAAATAAAGTTTGTGGATTGTCATTTGTACCAGCAAAAACTAATCTTTGTTCAAAAAAAGTTACACAACTAGGAAACTTACCTGTTCCTGTATTTAATGCTGGACTTGGACTGCCAGTAATACTTACAGTAGATAATGTCCAGGATGTATGACCTGTTCTAGATAATTTTCTAATAGCATGACTTGGATGTACAATGTACATAATGTCGGCACTTTGTGCAAATTTTATGTCAAACAAATCAGCTGTAGGATATGGACTTGCTATTTCATATATTTTATTAGCAACACCACCAGATGTATAAGTTGTAAAACTTGATGTATTTACATTTTGACCATCAACATTTTGCAATTCAAAAGTATTTGTTGTTACATTTGCAACTTTAAATGTTTTTCCGTTCACTTCAACCATGCCACCAACAGAAGATATAATTACATGATCACCATTACTGTAACCATGTGATGTTGCTGTAACTACGCCAGGATTTGCTTTTGTTATTGCACTAATTGTTTTGTCTGTTAGTGTTATAATGCCCTGGTCTTTATAAAAACGAATATATTGATTACCAAATTCCATAATATAAGTTTGTGTTGTAGAAAACTCAAAAGGAATAAGTCTTGTTTTTTCACTGCTTGTTTTTACTTCGTGTACAAATTTTGTACCAGGTCTGCGAGTGGCTGCACCATGTGGATGCACAACCATATTTTCTAATGTTTTACATCCGTTAAAATATTTACCTACATCAGTTCTGCCATCTAATCTTGGTGACAACTCACCAGCTGTAAAGTTCGTAAAAGCTATTGTTTGTTTTGCCACTACAACCTCGAATTAATAAATGTACTTGCATCTAAATCGTCTGGTGTACCCTCGGTAGCATCTACATGTCGTGCTTCTCTTAATTTTTCGTCATACAAAGCAACCATTTGTCCAGCTAAAGATGTAGAAGCTGTTATTGCATAACACAATTCTGATGCTAATTTTGCTGATATTGTTTCTATCAACAAGCTATCATATAAATTTACGTCTGTAATTTTTGAAATATAAATTAAAAATATTTTTGTTTCATCGGTTAAAAGTTTTCTGCCCTCTATTTTAAATTTTTGTCCAGCGTCTAAATCACTTGATGATCCATTATGATGACCACCAACTTTTAAAACTCTAATACAATCAGCTGGTAATGTATATTGTTTAGCATACTCATGTGTAGGTGCAGTTGTATCAGCTGCAAGTTCTACTCTTTTTATTAAACAATTCCATGCATGTGATCTAAAAATACTATCACGCACAGATTCATATCTTTGATTCATTAATCTTGCGTTTTTACTATCTTCTGTCAAAGAAATAATATTGTTAGCTCCCAGCATATTTAATGCTGAATTACATATATCTACTACACTACTCATTTATGTCCTTTTATTTTTGTTTGCAAAAGCTCTAGCTTCTGAACGATTAGAAAATCCCCATTTTTTTAATGCTAATGCCAATCTTGTTGGGCGACCTTTTTTGTCTTTCATCGGCCCTTTTATACCAGAAAATCTGGCAGCGAATGAAACCCTACGACCAGATTTTCCCTTTGATAATGGCCTTTTAACTCCAAATTTTTTTCTACCAGCTTCATTCAAACCACCAGTTTTATTTTGAAATCGCTTTGCGACCATTTACTTTTTTCTTTTTTTCATAGCTTTTTGAATAGCTGCCGATCTTTTCTTTTCGTAGCCACTCATTTTGCCATCCTTATTTAAATCACCTTTTTTCATCATTTTCTTTTTCATCATTTTTCCTGGCATAATTAACCTCTCTTTTTCTTTTTAGGAAAACCAGCTTTCATATTTGCATATGCTTTTGGTGTGATTGTTGATTTGCTCTTTGGTCTTGATATACCTTTTTTCTTACGTTGGTTTATGTTGTAATATAATCCTTTTTTTGCCATAATTTTTCTCCTGTTAAAAAGGGGGGTAAAAACCCCCCTATGTTAATTATTCTACTGAATAATATACCCACATTGCGATAGTGCCAGTTGCACTAGCACCACCAGTTGTGATTAATATATCAGTTGTTGCAGTAGTTCTATGAGCTATACCAGTCATAGCAGCCACTGGTGCGCCTGTTGACGATCCAGCTAACATGCTTTGGCTCTGTCCAGCAACATTCCATGTGCCTGTAACACCGATATATCTATCGTCATCACCAGAATCTCCAACTTTTAAAGTTACAGATCCACCTAAAGCATCACACTTTACAACAACATCATGTATTGTTGCGAAAGCTGGAAGTCTTGCCATAGTAATATCACTACCACTAGCTAAAGATGACGCTTCAAAAGTGTCGTGAAACACTCTGATTTTGCCACCTACTTGTTCGCTACTTGCTTTTACGCTAGGAGTAGAATCAAGATTTGTAATATTTACGCCTTTTACACTTGCCATTTTCTATCTCCTATTACTCGTTACAAGGTATTTGGAATACCTTTTTTTCTTCCATACGAGTTGCACCAATGCTCATGCAGTAATAAACTTGTGTACTATAAGATTTATCTGCTCTTTCGCTAATTTTAGCTTGAACATCTTTACCAATAGCAAGTTTAATTGCATCTTCAGTGTAAGCAAAACATAATCTATCATCAGTATTTGATGCATCAAAAGGTAATCTGTTTGATGTTACAAATTTAAAACCAAGGAAAGTATCAATTTCGCCTTGTACTAAAGCTCGTACAGTGTTGAAGTCAGCAGAAGTAACTGTGCTGTCACCTAACAAATCAGAAATTTGTTGTGCGCCACATACGATGTATCTCTGTAAAGATGGATCAACATCATTTGTGTCAAAAAATTTCTTTGCTTCTCTTAATTTAGCTAAAGTTAAACCATCTGATTGGTTTGACGTAGCAAATTTAGATGTGCTTGGTAACGCTACAGATGTACCACCTGTAACCCCTGTGTCAGCAGATGCATTAAATGCTGTAATAATTACATCATCCATACTTCTACCCATAGCAGCTGCTGCTGCTTTTGCATAAGAGCTTGTTGGATCAATAAGCATACGGATTTTATCAACATCGTCAATTAAATCAGCCCACTCATAGTCATCCATACTTACTCTACGCCTGTCGTGAGGTGTATCAAGTTGTGGAGTATCTGAATGTCTGGATAGTTTCTTTTGAGCAGCTGTTACACCGATTTGTTCAAAGAAAGCATTTTTTCCAACAATAGACTCCTGGTCAACTGTATCCCTCAACTTTGATCCCATTTGTTGAGAAAGCATAGTCACATTACGACTATACTGTTCTACAAATGCTGTAGTAATTTGATTAGACATACTAATCTCCTATAAGTTAAGTTTTGTTAATGCTTGATTGATTTGTCCTCACATGAGGGATCTATCTTCATTTAAAGACTGATAGTCTATCTTCTTTCAGATTGTCAACCGAGGCGTGAAGCTTATTCGGATTCTATTCCCAACTTCATATTCTGAAGTTGAAAAACCTCTTTTACAGCAGATTCGTGATTTGGATGTTTTTTGTTCCAGTATGGCCCATTTGGATCAGCAAGAATTTTATTTATTTCTTTTTCTGCTTGATCTGGTGTCATAGCACCACCCTCATCTTGTCCACCACTAATATTATCTTCTGTAAAACTATTTGATAGTTTTGCCAATGATTTTACAAAACCTGGATGATTTAAAATATTACTTCCATCTGCAAGAGTAACATCTTTTAATTCATTCTGAAAAAATTTATTAAACATTGTGTTAGCTTTACTAACTTCTTTGTCGTAAGCTAAACCAAAATCTTTTCTTAATTGTTCTTGTGAGTTTTGTAAGCTCAATGCATTTTGTTTATTTATTTCTTCTCTACCAGTTGTTTCTAGTTGCGTATAATAATCTAAAATACCTTGTGCTTGATGTGGTAATAAACCCATTTTATGTGCATGACCTAAAAAATCTTTTACAGGTTGATCACTTGCACCCTCTTGCACAGTATATTTTACATCATACTTATCAGCAGATTCTGGCACACCAAGTTTTTGATAAACTTGTTTCCAATCTTCTTCTGTTGCATTTTTACCTGGTATAGCAATTTTGTCTTGGCCAATCATTCTTTGTGAATGTACATAGCTTTTTGCAAGTTGTCCTACATCCTGGAAACTTTGTAAGGATGCTTCACCTTGTAAATCTTCTGGTAAACTTGATACAAAACTTTGTGGTTGTGTATCAGTTTGAGTTTCTGTTGCAGTTTGTTCAGACTGTTGATCTACAACAGTTGCCTGTTCTTCTGTCATTTTTTCTCCTCTAACATTTGTTTAATAAATAAAGTTACAGCTCTCATACCCTCTAAATTAGCACTGACATATGGATCTTTGTCAAAAGTAGTGTTGTGTACACCAGTTCTTTTTTCTAAATCCTCTAGTACAATCTTACCCTCTTTAGAGGAAAAGGTTATCATATATGCTTGTTTGATTTCTTTTATTATATCTTCTTGTTTTTTACTCATTTAATGCTTTTAACAAAGGTGCTGCCTTACCTCCAGCTTCTGCAAGTTGTTGAGCTTGTTGTATCTCAGCTTGTTCTTGCATCGCTTGTGCTTTTTCTGCTCTAATTTGTTCCACTTCTTGTCCAGAACGTAAAACTTTTTTAGGCACACCTAAAATATCAGTTATATGTTGTACAAGTTTATCTGAATCAATGTAATCCATAACAGGCATTGATTGACCAAGTGGTGCAATAATTTCTAATGATCGTAAAATAGCTTGTATTTCACCTGTTCTTTGTGATCTAGCTAATGGAGAAACATATTCTATGTCTATTGTTTGTCCTTGTAGACTTTCTGGTGGTACAGGTAACATTTTTTTACGCAGTAATATATTGAAACATCTTGTTATAAGTGGTTGTAGCATTTCAGATTGCATCCTACCCAAAACAGGAGCTAACAAACGCATTTTTTCTTCATTACGCTGCATAACTTCTGTTGCTGTCATACGCACATCTTGTTGCATAAGAAACTGATCAACATAATATGCCTGGCGTATAGCACCTCTTCTTTGTTCTTCTAAATTTATACCAACAGGTGTGTTTGCACCTATGTTTAATGGCTCAATTCTATCTCTACTGCCAGATCTGTAATAATTTAAACCCCCTGGCTGTGTTCTTACAGGTAAAACAAAACTATCATCTGGTACAAGCAAAGGTGGATCTACCATTTTTTGTGCTGCTTTGATTGTTGTTTCTGCCATTCTGTTAAGCATTTTTATATCTGGCAAAGCAATCATAGATGGTGATCTACCCCAGCTTTCAGCAGATGACTTTAGCCATCTTGGTATGACAAATGGAAACTCCTCAAAACCAGAAATACTGATTATGTGTCCATCTTCGTTATCGTAATAAACTGATACAAATGCCATTGATTTGTTATCCATTTTGTACGGATTGAATTGGTCATTTGGTTTTACACAATGATGTAATTCAATTTCATCGTAAGGATTTTCTTCTGCTATAGCAAAAATTCTTTTACCTACTGCATCACCAAATCTTTTAACAGCAGATCTTGCAGACATTTTGAAAGATCTATGTATTGTGTCTACAAAACCTTTGTCATTTTCTGCTATGTATATTTCTTTTATGTGTCTTGTAGAAAATCTTATAAGTTTTTCATCATCTTCTTCGA